TTGCTGGTTGCTGCCAAGAATTTCAGCCATATCAGATTCAGTGATTTGCAACAGTGCTGCCATCGCTGGTGGAATCTCTGCGGATTTAGTGTAGGCAACGGGGCCAGCGGCTTGAGTCTCGCCATTAGGCCCAGTGATTGGATTGATTAACAGATAGGGATAATTGCGGATGTTATCCTCTGCCCACATTACTTCATGACCTGAGACTTGCTCTGGCATAAGGATAGGCTTTTCAATCGACGAAAGCGCACTGATCTCGCCCAGCTTTGATAGCTGCATATTCTTCAGGCGCTGTGCATCTTTAGCTAGGCGAACATGGCCCATGCAACGCTCGACGTTATCAACGAACCAACGCTTGCCGTAGACAGGAACGATAGGAATGTTTCTGCCAGCGATGTAGCCCATGTCATCAAGGATGCCGCCGCCGCTCATGATATACTTGCGGACGCTCTTACGCTTAACGCGCTTCTGGCGCACTTCCACAGTGCCAACAGCAGCCAGTGTTTCTTCCAGCGTTTCGTCTGCGTCAAAGTCGGCTTGCGTGTAGCGTTCTTCCTCGCCTTGGATTGTAAGGAATATCCTGACAGTCTCGCGGGTTTCTTCAACGCGATAATATTCAGCCACGAACACAACGTCAGGCGTGTCCCAATCAAACTCATACTGGTGAACAATTTTAGGCCATGTCGTTGGGTCATCGTTCCATTCAGCCATGTAAGCTTCACGGGTCATAGAATACAGAACGAAGCAATACTTAGCGTCAGCCTTGTCCTGGCGCTTTGCATCAAGGTCAAAGAATACGGAGCTATCAGCGTCATAGATTGGTTCTATGCGGATGCGCTGCCGTTCATCCTCATCATTTTCTTCATCTTCATATGCAGTGCGTAAACGCCAAGCGCCATAGCCACCGCCGACTGCTTCTTCAAAAGCATTGTCGTATGCTTCTTCTGCGCCGCTGTCCCGTTCGTCTGCGCGGTAAAGACCATTGCACGTTTCGGTTAGCTTGTCATTTGCTTCGCCATCTTTGCTTACAAAGTCTACAGCGATGCGGTTGTTACGATATTCGTTGATGATACGAATGACGCTTAGGTGAATCTTGTTTACCTCAAAGCGCGGTTTGTTTTCGTATTGTTGGCCAAGTGGGCCTTCCCATTGTGCGCCAGCGATTGAATAGAAGCGTCGATCCTGTAAGCACTGCAAACGCTCATCACGCACCGACGATTGAACACGATCAAACTCCACCATCGCTTGCTGATGAATGTTTGAGAACCTTTGTTCTTTATTCAGTCGAGCCATTTACCACCTACTCACAGTTGCCAAAGGTTGCACATCGAACGTCTTTTGTGGGACTGCTCGGCGTATGGCTTCACAGGCGTATCTAAGCGCATCTATAAGGTGGTTATCACGATCTGCAAGTATTGGCAAGATTTGTCCCGTCAATGGGTCAGTTTTGTAACTGTAGCACGTTAATTCATCGATCGTATGCTGGCAGCGTGGATGAACAATGATGTCGTAAGACTTTAGCCATTCAACGCCTTCTTCAACAGACTTCGGCCCTTTGATTGCTGGCATAATCTTTGGGAAGCCATGTTTTTTCATGTGACTTATTGTTTCCGGCCGTGCGCTGTCAGCGATGATAGGCCACTTTTCAGAGTCGGGAATAGTAAAGAACAAGTCAGGCGTGTCCATAATCTCACAGCCAACGCGATACGCTTCATGATCGACATAGATTGTTCTACCTACAACATGGCAACGGATCAGAACTGTCGGGTCAGATGCAAAGCCCCAGTCAGCGCCAAAGCGAAGTGTTGCGTCATCTGGCGTTTCAAAGTCTTCAACCTTCCAGTTACGGAATACTCGCGCCTCGCTGTTTGATACATAGCTGCCCAACCAAACGTGCTTGTATTTGTCAGGGTCTCTATCCCTGTCGTATTCCATTTCGTTTTTTAGAACGTCAGGGAACCAAGGATTGTCTCGATAGTTAACTTGGGCAACCACAGCGTCAGGCGGTGGGCTTGGGCCACGCAGCAGCATATCAATCGGGTCGGTGCTGTTCAGCGGGTTCCATGTAAACCACAGTTCGCTGTCCGGCTTACGGATTGTCGGACGCAATAGGTCGAGTGAGCGTTGCGATAACGTCTGTGATTCTTCCACCCAAGCGCAGTCATAACCTTCTAGAGACTTAATGGAATCTGCCGTGTGATTCTGCATCCCCTGGAATATGATTAGTCCATCGCCATGCCGTGACTTGATCTGGGCCTCTTGAACCTCGAAATAATCTTGCACGCCAAGCTGTTCAATCTTTAGCTCCAGCAAACGCTTGACCGACTGCGATAGAGACTTCTGTATTTCACGAACGCAAACTGTTCTGCGCCGCTGATCCATAACGTGCGCTTCGATAACCATTTCCGCAAAGGCATGGCTCTTGCCTGAACCACGCCCACCATGAGCGCCCTTATAGCGACTTGGCTTTAGGAATGGCTTAAACCATCGCGGTGTTTTAATCTTCAGCGTTGTCATCAATCACTTCACGCTGGATGCGAGTCACTAAATTGCCAGTGACACTTAGCTTCGACGGAGCGTCAAGCCCAATCATTGCATTGATAGCCTTTACAGCGTTTACCTTGTCGCTTGGCTTTGCGTCAGAGTCTAAGCCTTTTGCTATTGTGGAGAGAACATCAAGGCTGTCTGCCATCGTCCAAACTACACGTTCAGCGACTGCTGCTTTAAGTTCTGCAATCCTTGATGCAATGTTGACATCAGCCATGAGGCGCGATGCGTTTTGATGAACGCTTTCTGGCTTGGTTGCTGGCCTAACATTAAATGCGGCTCTGTAAGCATCTGCTTGGCTTTTGCCTTGTGCAACTTCGTGAGCAAACCGCTCTTGTTTAGGTGTTAACGCCATGTGTCTCAGCTTCCATAAAAGGTCTGGTATTTGTTCAATACACCAGCAATCATGAAATGAAAAGGTCTCCCTGCCTTTGTGCGTCATCAATACGCTTGCAGGCTATGTCAAAATACTTTGGCTCACGTTCAATTCCAATAAAGTGCCTGCCCATCTGGACTGCTGCAACGCCCGTGGTTCCACTCCCAACAAAAGGGTCTAGTATCAATTCCGGCTCTTTGAAATAGTTTAATACCTCAACTGCCCACGCAAGAGGCTTTGGGCAAGGATGTCCTTCCGCTGCTTCATCTAGTATTATTGGCGCACGAAATAAGTCCGCACGTTGAGAGCCAGTTTCACCCCATATTAATACTGGCTCCCATTTGCAAAAACCTATGGGAGACCTGCCGATAGAGTTTGGTTTATGCCACGCAATTTGATGCTTCCAATGACTAATTCCTGCCCACATTGCCACATTCTGATTACCGCTAGATATTGCAATATTACCAGTAAGCTTTAGGCACAGGTTAAACCAATCTTGACAAAATTCTGAATAGCCTATGCGACTGTCCAGATCGTTTTCATACTTAAACCCAATCCCATAAGGCGGATCAGTCACCACAGCGTCAACCTTATCAAGCATCGGCAGAATGTCGCGGCAGTCTCCTAGATACAGCGTTGCGTTTCCTATGATGACAGGCTCAACCATTCTCTAGCTCAATCAGCTTTGAGAGATAGTGCTGGCACTTCTGTAAGTCCTGCACTCCGTTCTTGTCTTTATATCGAACCAGATATTTTATGCAGTTGCCATGTAAAAATCCAGCAAACGCCTCTTTGGTCATCCAAGACTCCATTGCTTGCCAAGGCTGCACGGTCTTAGATGCGTAATGGTCTCCGCCTACCTGATAGTCATTACAATTGGTCATCTTCGTCCTCGTCATATCCAAATGGATCGTAGCCTTTCAGCATTGCATCGACTGCAACCATAATAGGCCCAGTGATACGCACCTTGCCAGCTTCCATCTTGCGGATGGTTGTGCCGCCATTGTCAGGCGATAGGCGCAGTGCGTCAGCCATTTCGTTTATGCTGTAGCCCATGTAGTTACGGGCAAGCTTTAGCTTTTCAGGTGTCATTCTCTAATTCCATCCCTGCCATCTTCTGCAATGAGTGAACAATGGTGCTGTGATCGCGTTGCATAATCCGTCCTATCTCTGTGGTTGAATAGCCTTTTCTTCGCATCCTTACAACGCATTTGCGTCTTACTTCTACTAGTGGCTTCACTTTGCTTCTGCCCAGAATGTCTTCTACTGTGTAACCATGTAACTCTGCTATAGCATCAATCTCTGCTAGGTTGCGTTCTCTAGGTGTCATGCACTTATATCCTCTACCATTTGTATCCGCTTACCTATCCAGTGCATCACTGGAACTGCCATGCTGTTACCTAGCGCCTTGTAGCGCGGGCCGTCAGCCATTGGCTTGCCTCGATGCGGCGTTAATGTGTAATCGTCTGGAAAACCCTGTAATCGTTCGCATTCGCGTGGCGTAAGGCGTCGCACTGCGCTTTGGGTTGCAACTGCATGAGAGTGCGCTGCTTGAAGTGTAAATGATGGATCGCCTTCGTTACCTAATCCAAGACCTTCTCGTTTTGAATTTGATGTCTCTGCTCCACGAAGCCCAATTTGCGTGTTGATTGGAAAAGCAATGGCTGCATGGGTTCTGCGTGTAATTGTAGGATATAAATCCCCAACGTGAGGAGCCTGTAAAGACATATTGGCTTCAAAGCAGATTAAATCTTTATCAGATTTTGTTTTTCCATCAATTTCGCAAGGAATAAAATTTGCATTTTCAGGGTCAAGAGTCCCTCCTCCAGCGCCTCGCGCAGTTAAGCACTTTGCCGCCACAAACAAACCAGCCCCGCCATTTATATGTTGATTTTCTAAACCCATTTTATCACCGAAATGAGCATTTAAAGTTGGCGCAACTTCAGCAGGCCATTTATCTTCTGTAAAATCCCCTACGAATCCGCTACACTGATTAGCGCCAACCGTAAGGGTGTCGGCAAGTCTTTGCCCCTTTTGTCGGCTCGGCGCAGAATTCCCTTGCAAGCCGTGGCGCTCAAAAAGAACCGCTGCGGCACTGGCTGGGTCTCCAAGACATCCGATAACGAACACACGGCGGCGTCTTTGGGCCACTCCGAAATACTGAGCGTCAAGCACTCTGTAGGCGAACCCATACCCGCATTCGACCAACCCTCCGAGAATGGAACCAAAATCCCGTCCTCCGTTTGATGACAAGACGCCAGGGACGTTCTCCCAAACCAACCACTTGGGCCTTTTTCGTTGAGCAAGTCTAAGAAACTCAAGCGCCAAGTTGCCACGGTCATCATCCAATCCGCCTCTGAGTCCTGCAACACTGAAGGATTGACAGGGGGTTCCTCCGACAAGAAGGTCAATTGGTCCATACTGATCTGCTCCAATAGTGGTAAAGTCTCCGTGGCAAGGCACATCAGGATAATGATAAGCAAGCACAGAGCGTGGCGCTGGTTCTATTTCCGAAAAGAATGCTGGCTCCCATCCTAATGGATGCCACGCAACGGTAGCGGCTTCAATGCCACTGCATACACTTCCGTATCTCATGAGTTTGCCATCAATTCGTCGCTGCGCATTTCTTCGTAACGGTAATCCGCTTCGTTTGCGCCAGCGTCATCTTCAAACTCAAACGCTAGTTCCTGCAATGTGCCAGCCGGGTCTTCGTCATAATTAACGATAGCTGTCAGAAGTTCAATCTCTTGCGTTTCGCTAATGCCGAAAGCATTGCCATTAAAAGTCATGGCGTAGCGTGATTGACGCCATTTTGCTTTCTGGCGCTTATGCTCTGCGGTGTAAGCGTTCAGTGCGTCGATAGCGTCTTGCGCTAGTTGTGTGAGGTTCTTTCTCATGCGTCTTGCTCCACAAAGTCAGGGCATAGCAATGCCTGTGTTACGATAGCGGCAGCGCAATCTTCTGCGCTTGCATAGCGTTCTGTAAATTCACGGCCAAGCGCATCAGCGCAAGCATCTAAAAGTATGTTGCTTGTAATGATATATTGGCGGGGATCGGCGCACGTTTCAAACGAGCCAGCGCGAATCTGTTTTGTTAAAAGCCCGTCGATGCGTTCAAATTGCTGCAGAGTAATGCTCATGATACTATCTCCGCGCTATCAATTTTCTTTGCATAGTCTAGCGCCCACGATTTACGGGTAAATGGCCCAAAGATATTGCCATACTTTTTGCTAGTAATGTAAAATTTACGGCTAGAGGTTTTTTCAATCTCGTAACCTTGGTTGCTTACATTTGCCATTATCAGTCTCCTTGTTGGCGGGGAAAATCCCCTTGCTGACAGCCATTCTATAATCTCGATAAATTATAAATAAAAGCGTTTTTTTCATTTAATTGCGATTTGCAGCATTATCTGTCGTATTTATGCGACGATTTAACTCTGCTCGTGCTGAATTAGCCCTGTTGATTGCCAGATAATTGTCAGCTCCTGGATAAAGCGTTCCCACCCATCGCTTATGCTGTTGAACGTAATTCCACAAATTTCTCGTTGAAGCTTGTTTTGCTTCGCCTTGTTGCATTGGTGGCCACTCGTGAACGTGTCTCATTATGTATTCCTTTTGTTATTAAATGTTAATTACGATTTCTGTTGTTTTGCATATTTGATCGCGGCAATTGCCCAGGCTTCGGGTGCGCCCTTATACTTACCCTTAGCCCAGTGCTTGCGTATCTCATCCATAGATATGCGTCCAAGGTCATATTTGATCAGGTCGCACATCAAGCTGGTGGCTGCGCTAGTGCTACCCTTGACCAATTTGAAGTTTGCTCCGTAGCTCTGCCAGTTCTTCTGCCGTAACGTATTCCTGGGGTGGCGTATAATCACGGTAGTGAATCATCAGCAGATGCTTTGCGCGATTAATCCTGCGTCTGCGATCATAGCCTTCATCTTGAACCACCGAATCTATTTCGGCTGGTGTTGGCATGAACTTGCAAGTCCGCAGTAGTTTCACAAACGCGCTGCGTAGATCGACCAAGGGATAAATCCGCAGTGTTAGCCAATATAGTTCCAGCCGCTCCGCTTCTTCATCCTGACTGCGCTTCTGGCTTGCAGTAGCCAATGATAATTTAGCAATCATAACCTCCACCTGTTCGCGCTCTGGCATTGGTGGCCTTGGTGCGTCCACAAACTGTTGAAGGGTCTCCGCAGACTTAGGCCCAATCGTCGGTAGGTCTTTTCCCATCAGCAGCTCGTCTAGCTTGGCTGGCAATAACTGCTCTGACCATTGGGTTGGTTGGTTCTGCTGCGTGGTTGCTATTTCCTGCATTGGTCGTGCCTTTCGGTTCGTATATATCCAGCCAGCCGTTAATTGTCGAACGATCTAGCAATTCGTTTATGTCATGTCCTGCCAAGTGCAAGGCTTCCAGCTTCTTGTATGCCCTAGCCTTTGCCCTATCGGTTAATGGGCGCTTGCGTTGCTTCCGCATCTCCACCCAACCCTTCCAGGAATCAATTGGCAACCACAGGGGATATCCCTCTATAATAACTGGTTCATGGTTATTGGTTATTGGTTTATGGTTATTGGTTGGTTGAACGTCCGTTGAACGTCCGTTGTTCCGGCGTTCAGCAGAAGCCTTACCAGCGTTAGATGCTTTCAGTGATTTAT